ATAAGATTGCATTACGTCAGGATTTACTGCGGTGTAAGTTCTGTTACCAGCATTAAGTCTCATCATCCAGTGACCGTCTGCCTGTTGGAATGGTGTTGCTTGACTCCAAGATGTGGTTACTGTGCTTGAGTTAATGTGTGAGTTTGTATAGTTCCATCCAGTCCATGGTGCCCAAAGCTCTGAGTCGGTGTGCTGGCTTCCTGCGTCAATTGGTTGCAATTTACTGTTGTAAATATTCCAATAAGGTCTGTTGTCTCGGCATGAATAGGTTGCAAATGTTGGTAGAGCGTTTACAGAAGGAAGATCTGATACAACAGCATTTGCGTTTGCAATTGCTGCATTTAGTTGTGCTGTGCTTCCGCTCTGTGCAAGATTTGAAATAATTGCCGCAACTGTTGGATTCGCTGCTAATGCTGCGACTGTCTGGTCTTGTACTACCTTGTCTATACCAGGTAAAACAATTTGCGTAACTGTATTTGCAACTGCCATTTTTTATTTCTCCTAAATATCTTTAATTAAATTGTTGTTATTTTAACGCCAGAAATGAATGCTGTAACAGAGTTTGCGTTAGCTGCCTGAAGAACAATTGCGTCTCCTGCATTTAAAACCTGCTTAACATCTATGACTGTGATTTGACGAGGTGCTAAATCAATATTCTTGAAGAAGAAAATACCTGCCAATTTTGCGCTTGCTTGTTGTGCTACATCGGTAACGTTGCATAGTGTAACAGACGTAATAACATCTGTCTCTCCTGCTGGGACAGTATAAACCTGAGCCTCAGTTGCTGTAACGCTTCCGCCGAATAGTCTTGCTGGTAAACTTATTTGTGCCATTTTATATTACTCCCATGTTTACGAATAGATTATAGTTATCTACTGCTGCATTTACTAATGCTATTTGCTGATTTCCAGAAGTAACTACAGCATTTACCTGAGAAGATCCAGCGTTAGTGATTGTTTGAACCTGTCCGCTAGATGCATTTGTTATCTCTGAAATTTTTGTATTTGTTATTGCCACAATGTCGTTCACTCCTAAAAGTGTTCCAAGGGATTCAAGGGATTTAGCCAAGAATACGATGTCTTGTGGTGTAAGCGTTGCTGCGGACAAACCATTAATCTTTGTCTTTGCTAGCTCAATTTGTGCGGTTAAAGATGCTGTCATTTGTTTACTCCTTTAGAATATTGTATCATAAAATTCATTATGCTGGAACCTCTGGAAGGGTATATTCTAGGTCTTCCGTCATGGTCTCTGGAAGGTCCCTAAGCGCTTGTCGGTAGGTTTCCCATTCTATTACTTTTGCTTCTGACAAACCCGAATTTGGCAATTGAGTCCAGTCTGATCTCATTAGCATTTCATTTCTTTCTGATCTTAAATTAGCATATGAATAAGTTGTTCTTAATGAAAGATAATATGCGTCTTTTTCTTCTTCAGTCATAACAACTGGAGCTCCAGATACTAATTTAAATATCTTTCCGTCTATATCTTCTGCAACTTCATACCAACCGTTGCCTGGGTTTTCTTCAGCAAGCATCGACTGCTCCTGGATATTATTTTCATCAAATTTTATATATCTCATTATCGGTTACCAAACAATTCTGCAGTTCTGGCCCATATTCTCCAAGAACTTTTTATATTATATTCGTTTAATTGATCATTGTATGTATGTGCTGCATGAGTCATTTTAAGATCTGGTTGAATCCAGAAATCAGAAAATGTAGTGTGTAGGTCATAGAACATATTTGAGTCTAGGTACCAAGCAACATAACCTGACTGCCAGTAATACATTGTATTAGTTTGTACTACAACTACAGTTGTCTTTGCAGGAATTGTTACGGTCCATGACCACTCATAATATGAGTTTCCACCAGTTCTGTTTTGAGGAACTGTCCAGTTAATATCTGTTACGGTATTGTAGTTTCCGCTAGTGTTTGGAGTTCCAATTGCTACGCCAGATCCGTCATGTCCAGATGACCAATAATTTGAGTAGTGACCGTACATTGTAACTGATTTTTGTTGAGTTGGATGGAAATTTCTTAAAAACATTGTTCTTAGTCTAAATGGTGAATATGAAGAGTTTCTTTGATGTGCAATGTGCACATCGTCGTTTCCAACAACAGAGTTCTTTGCATAAATTAGTCTGTTATTGTCGAATGAGCTTGTTGCATATCCTACGGTATTCTGTCTAGTATTTGTTCCAAGAGAGAACCAGAAAGCTCTTTCGCAGTCCGCCTGAGTTGTTCCAGTTAGGTAGTTGTAGTAACCAGTCCAAGATTCACCAGATGACCAAATTTGCCACCACGATTGATATCTTTCGTTTACTGTTGTAATTGTAGGAATCATGTACGGACGACGTGAGCCATCTGTAACTTCTCTAAACATTCTTGATTCTGCGTCTACAACGCCAAGAGATGCTGGGGTAATACCGAGAGATGCTCCAGTTACTCCAAGCGTCGCTAGTTCGGATGCTTTAAGTCCTGACGATAATGTTAAAAGCGTGTCTAGTGATGTCATTATGCGATTCTCCATCCTGTTGCAGTATTTGCATATATTAATTTCATAGCTTTATTGTTTACGTTAAAGATAAGGTCTTCTTCTACGCCCTGAATTTTTTCACCATTTCTGGCTACTGTAAAGAAGTTTGTCGATGCGTTTCCAGAAATATCTATTATTTCTATAACAAACCCTAACGAAGGACCAGCTGGAAGTGTTAAAGTTAATCCGCCTACCCCTCCACCGTTTGCTGGGGTATTAACAAAAACTCTATCTCTGTTTACCAAAAGCTTATTAGAAGTTAAAACTTGCCAGGTATTGTATCCAGCGCTTGCAGCTAATGCTGAAGCCGTTGCAATATTTGATTCTTGATTTGTAATTACTCCCTCTAAAGAAGTAACTCTAGGATTTAAATTATCGTAAGTTGCTTGAAGAGTAGTATATTTGCTTGACAAATTTGATACTGCTGCTCCATTTGCTGTTCCGTTGACAAGGGCAATTGTTGCTGATCCTGCGTCATCAATTCTTTCAATTGCGTTTGCAGTAGCCTCTACAACGTCTTCTACTCCAAGAGCTTCAGATAAAGTAACTAAAGATTTTGATACATACAAAATCTGTTCTGCATTTAAAGCTGTGGAAGTTAAAGCATTAATTTTTGTTTTAATTGTTTCAATTTGATTTGATAATGTAGCATAATTAGCAGAACTACCAAAGTCGGTTGCAATAATATTACTAGATGCCGACTGCTCTCCCTCAGAAGAACTTGTAATAGCTCTAACTTTAAAGGTATAAGCAGTTGCTGGAGTCAGACCTGTAATAAGAATTGGCGATGTAGCGCCTGAACCAACTCCTCCGATTGGAGTTGATTGAACTGTATACCCAATAACGGTCTGCCCGTTAGTTACTGTTGGAGGAGTAAATGTAAGAGTTGCAGTAGTTGCGCCAGTTTTTGCGGCAACACCAACTGTTGGTGGTCCTGGTGGAGCGCTGTCTGTGTTTACAATATTACTTGCAGCAGATTGTGGTCCAGTTCCAACTGCGTTAATTGCTGCTACTTTAAATGTGTAATGTGTTGCAGGAGTTAATCCTGTAAAAGCAATAGGAGAAGATGATCCTGATGCAATAATATTACCAGGAGTTGAAGTAGCAATATAGCCAAGAATTGGTGAGTTACCATTTGATGCTGGCGGAGTAAACGCAATTGTTGCAGTTGATGATCCTGTTTTTGTAGCGGTACCAACTGTTGGCGCCCCAGGAACAAAAACATCTGTGGCGTCTGTAGTTATGCTATTACTTGCTGATGATTCTGGACCATCGCCCACAAAGTTTGTAGCTAAAACTTTAAATGTGTATGAAGTTGCTGGTGTTAATCCTGGTACAGTAATTGGTGATGTTGAACCAGTGGCAACAATGTTGCCAGGAGTTGATGTAACTGTGTAGCTAGAAATTGATGCTCCACCGTTATTTGCTGGCGCTGTGTATGCAACCTGTGCTGATGTTGACGATATTTTAATTGCGGTGCCAATTGTTGGGGCTCCAGGAACTGCTGCATTAGATGTAATCTGATTACTTGCTGATGAAGGTGCTGAAGTACCAGCAGTATTGGTTGCTGTTACGGTAAATGTATATGCTGTCGCAGGGGTCAAGCCTGTGACTGAAATAGGAGAGCCTGATCCAGTTGCAGTAATTCCACCAGGGTTTGATGTAACTGTGTAGCTACTTACTGCTACTCCACCGTTATTTGCTGGTTCAGTAAAAGAAACTGTAGCAGTTGTTGAACCAGTTTTTGTAGCTGTTCCAATTGCTGGTGCATCTGGTGCTGTAGCATCTGTGGTTATTGTATTACTTGATACTGAGTTTAAACCAGCGCCTTGTGAGTTAGTTGCAAAGACTGTGAATGTATATTCTTTTCCAGGATTTAATCCTGTAACGGTAATAGGTGATGTTGTTCCAGTTGCAGTAATTCCGCCAGGTGTTGATATAGCAGTATATCCAGTAATTGGATATCCACCATCTGATGCTGGCGCTGTGTATGCAACTGTTGCGGTTGATGATCCTGTTTTTGTGGCAAGCCCGATTGTCGGTGCTCCAGGAGTGTTAGGATTTATATAATCAGTTGTTATGCTATTACTTGATAAAGAAGGGCTAGATGTTCCAACAGAGTTTGTTGCTGTTACAGTAAATGTATATGCTGTTCCAGATGTTAATCCAGTAAAGGCAATAGGAGAAGAATTTCCAGTAGCAACAATACTACCAGGAGAAGATGTAGCAGTATAAGTTGTAATTGCCTGTCCACCATTTGATGATGGGGCAAAAAATGTTAGGGTTGCGGTTGTTGCGCCAGTTTTTGTAGCTGTTCCAATTGTTGGCTGCCCAGGAGCGGAAGAGTCTGTGGTTATACTGTTACTTGCTTGAGATGGGCCAGAATCTCCATCAGCATTAGTAGCTGTTACTGTAAATGTATAAGAAGTATTAGGGCTTAATCCTGTAACGGTAATTGGAGAGGTTGTGCCAGTTCCAATTATGCCACCAGGGCTTGACTTTTATGCCTGAGCTTCTGTCCAAGACAAACGAGCTGAAATATCTCCAGATGTTAATCCTAGGTTTGTTGCGACAATTGTCAAAATATCTGGACCATTTGGGAATCCTGGTGCCTTAAAGTTTCCGTCTCCAGAAAGAATTGATGTTCCTAGATCCTTAACCTTTGACAAATCAAATGAAGTTGCTGAGTAGTTTGTACCACCAGTACCGTCGGTGTAGAAGGCAAACGCCTGATCTCCGCCTCTGATTGTTGTTATTGGGTTAGTTACTGTAGAACCTGTTCTTCCAGTACCATCATGATAAATAACCTGTGCCAAAGATCCGCCAGGGATTCTAATAGTTTCCCAATCTCCTGGAAGGTTTACTCCAGTAGGGAAAGCTGATGGATTATAAATACCCTGAATCAAAAATGCTCCCTGAGCAAGAATACCGAGTGAGCTTAGTGCAAGCTGCATAGTATTAAGAGTTTCTCTTTTACCGTAGTTTCTTCCAATTCCGTTATCCGCTGAAGGCGCAATTCTAATTGAAAGAAGTGGTCTTGCAGTTGCTGTAGAGCCAAAACTCTGAGAAACAGATCCTTGTGGGGTAACAATACTTGTTGGAATAGATGTTCCAAACGGTATTGTGTATTGAATTGTATTAGATGTTACTGCGCTTACAGTAAATATTCCGTTAAATGTTGTACGCTCAGTAGCGTTTGCATTTGTTTGTACTTGAGCGGTATAACCGTAAACTCCAGCCAAAGTTATATCAAATTGGTTTGCTGCTGGAACTGCAGTAATATCTCTAGATCCATTCAAAATGTTAGTTATAGCTGAGGTTTGAATTTGACCATTTTGAAGATTTCTAGAAAGAATTGAGTTTGCTATTGTTATGGTTTGTCCTACAACAAGATTGTGAGAACCCTGAGTTGTAACTCTTATATTAGAAGCAGAGGTTCTTTGAATGCTTGTTATAGACGCTACAGTGTTTACGTCAGAAACTGTAACTGGATAGCCAACCTGCAATTGATGCGGTGCGGCAGTTGTTATTGTTGCAACGCCTGTGGTTGCAGACTTTGAAGCAATTTTAGCAATAACTTCACCAGAACCTGCAACGTTTACGAATCTCTGCATACCAGCGGTAAAGATAAAGTTCTTATCGTCGTCAAACTTTCCGTCCATAATTACTGATGATCCCCAGTGTGAAATAACTGGAGCACATGTATTTGTAATTGTTTGAACTGAAACTTGTGCTATACCAGTTCCATTTGTAATTGTATTATCTGGAAGATATGTTGCATTAGCTGATGATCCAGAAAGATTAACAGCCTGTCCTTGCAAATATGAAGTCATTGGCTGTCTTCTATTTATATTGACAGCGTAGCCTTGTGCAATTGAGTTATATTCTCTGCTAGTAATTGTATAAGAGCAGATTTCAAAATTAGTGTCATCCTTTATTACCAAGAATCCTTGGTCTGGCCAAAACTTAATGCTATCGACATACATAACAATCATTGTTGGTGTTAATGCAGATCCGACTATTCCTGAAGATCCCGCCTTTAGCTTTGTGCTAAAGAATGGAGAGTTGATTGCTTCGTATCTTGCTGGAAGGTTTCCAGAGCGCATGTAAGCTTCTGTATTTCTGTTGTTGTTAGGCATCTTGTGGCAATAAACAATATTTCCTTCTGTGCCTCTAAATCCAAATCTAATAAATCCTGCACCATACCAGGTATAGTCAATATAGGCCATCTGCATTAATGATGGGTCTAATGTGTATCCTGAAGGTCCCTTACCATCAAGCTTATCTACGTTCCATTCAGTCTGAGGAACTCTGATTTCTTGAGTTATAACATAAGAAGAGTTTGTTAGAGAGTCTCCCTTATATGCTGGAGAAATCTTTAGATTAGTATCTGATGAAATCTCAATAACATTGTAATTTGCTCCCTTAATTACAATTTGATCTCCAACTAACAATTGCTTTCTAAATCTTGTATTTATACCAGTAACTGTATTTGAGAATTTAGTTGCAGCGATCTTACCAAATAGATCTTTCTTGCTAAATCTTCTAACTGCATAAAGGTAATTGCCATCGTATTCAAGGAAGAATCCGTTTTGGTCATTGAACATACCAGTTCTTGTTGCAGCACCTTCCCACTTATATACGGTAACTGAAACGTCAACTCCTCCTGGGAATTGATCTGTAGCGCTTAGATTTTGTGTAAGTGGCATTAGGTACTGGAACTCATTTGTTCCTAAAACATTTGTAACAGTAAATTTACCATTCCATGGGTTATATGAACCCGCTGTAACGATTCCATCTACCTTAATTTTTGCTCCTGGTTGCATTCCGTGATCTTGAATTGTACGGACAGTTACAACCTGGTTGCCAATCAAAACACCAGAAACTGATATCTGATCTACGTCAAATGTTGGGGTAAACTTTACACCAGTTGAGAATTGAATTGACTTACCTGATTGATATCTAAAGTGACGACGTGTTTGACGAATAACTCTTACACCACAAACGTTGTCTGTTGTTGAAAGAATAACTCCTCCGTCGTGTGGTCTGTGTTGAACATAACCATTTGGCTTTGCATAAAGTCCTACTCCATTTGTAATGATTGGATTAGCAACTTGCTCGTTCATCTTAAATTTCATTTGATTTGGAGACGATACGTTAAATATTCTCCAAGAGCCCTTGATCGAGCAGTTTGCATTCTGGCTTCCAATTAGAATTGGAGTTCCTGGAAGAAGTCCATGTGCTGTACTTGTTGTAATTGTAATTGTAGATTGTGCTGCTCCATCTGATTGTGCAGACCATCCTTGAAGTCCAACAGCATCGCTTCCGCCTGGAATGTGTGCATTGTCATAAATTCCGCCACCAGTTACTGATGTAAGGCTTCCGTCAGCAATTGATCCGCTAACAATACCGTTTGATAAATATGTAAATGTATATCCATCTGCGCTTACTGTTTCAACTGGAAAAGTTCCTTCAGCTAAAGGATTTTTTGTGTCTTGAATTGAAACAACATCTCCTGCAACAAGTTCTGTTGCTGGGCTTGAAACTACTACTGTTACTGTAGATCTTGGTGAAGCACCATCTCCAGTTACGCTTATTACGTCAAATGAGTTTCCGCCTGTTGCTCTAGAAAAGAATGATGGGTAGTTTGATGTTAATACTAAAGCTTCCCACTTAGAGCTCTGAATACCATATTCAAAGTCTGTATCCATTAAAGATTGTGGTGGAGCTACTCTTAGCTTATTTACTGCATCCATAAGTGGTTCTGTAAATGTTACTGTTTCTGCTGGTTCATCAACAATAATTGCAAGTTGATCTGTTGCCGCCATAGTTGAGCAATTATACTTAAGGGTAATTACTGTTTTTGGCTCGTACCCAACCTCATTGTCAACTGCAAAAGAAATGGCACCTAAGTTAGTGTCGGATTATATTCTCCTAAAATAAATAACTTGATGCTGCAAATTTACTGTTTAACTCTGTTTGAGTCAAAGTACTTGTATACTTTGGATAATATAGACCTAGGTTTAACATTGCGTCTACCCTGGCTACCGTTGTTTCCTCAAGTATATCATTAGCTAGTTCATTACCAGAAGGTCCCGTTGCTCCTGTTGCTCCTGTTAATCCCTGTAATCCCTGTGGACCTCTAATATTTCCCTGTAGTGTCCAAGCTTGTGTGGTTGAATTGTATTGAAACCAATCTCCTGTTGTTGTATTTAAATAATTATCTAAGCCTAATTTGCTTGCTGGATTTTGTGCTGTTGGGTCTGCAATTCCAGTAAAGTTATATGAACCTCTTTGACCAGGCGTTCCTTGTGCACCCGCTGCTCCTGGTGTACCTGCTGGGCCAACTGTTCCAGCTGGAATATTAAATTGCAAAACTGCTGCTGAGGATGTTCCTGTGTTAACAATTGTTGCTGCTGATCCTGAAGGCAATGTATTTACTGCACCGACAGATATTGTTGCTGCCTGTCCAGGAGTTCCTTGTGGACCTTGAGGTCCAGGACGTGAACCTGCTACTACAACCCAGGCCGATCCATTCCAACGTTTTAGCGACATATTATAATTCCTCCAAGTGTCATTATACTATAAATTTGTTCAAAATCCTATCCAAGAAAGAACTTCTGAATCTGAGTTTGGGTACATCTTTCTCCATTGATTATCAACAGAAACATACATTGCTTTTTCTAAAACTACATAAATGATTGCCCCTGGGTATAGGCTAGCAGTGGGCAAATTTGCAACCGATTGAACTGCTGCAGCTCCATTTTTAAATAAGTCTTTATACTCTAGATATCCCTCTTCGTTTGCTAGGTCTATCCATAAATCTGTTTCTGCTGGCGCTGGAGGGGTTAAAGAAGAAAGAATAGATTGACCTGAAGTATCATCTAGGTCGATCCAAAGTTCTCCTGCATAGGAAGGGGTTGCTGGCTCGTTTGCGCTATATATTAATTCCGTTATTGGCTCATCGGTGTCAATCCAAAGTGTGTCTGTGGAATAATTTGTTGGAGCTTCTGGTCCAGCAAAAATAAATTCTGTTGCTCCTGCGTCATCATCAACATCTATCCAAAGATCTCCTAGGGAAGTTGCGCCTGCTGGTGGCTCTATTAATCCAACAAAAAATGTGCTGGCTGGCGCAGAAGAATCTGTTGGGATTAATGTAAGTCCTCCACCTCCGCCAGATCCTGAAACTTCTGTCCAAACTAAGCCGTTCCATACATTTAACTTGTTAAGTACTTTATTGTAATATATTTGACCATGTACTGGGTCACTAGGTGCGGCATCTAAGCCAATAATAATTCCGTTTGTATATGTATTTTTTGAAGTCCAAGTATTTGTAGTAGAAAGAGATAGGTCTGAGCTTACATATTCCCAGGTTGTAGATAAAGCGTTCCAAACTTTAAGAGCTCTGGTAGATCCGCTTCTAAATTCATCCGTATCAAACCAGAACTGTCCGTCTGATGGCGATAATGGTGCCGTTGCGGACATAATGGCCTTAGAAGGCGGAATTATTGTTTCTAGTATAAGCTTATTTGCTTCGTCGTCATAGGTAGCAGTAATATTTGGGTTTAGATTATGTACAAAAAGGGGCGCTATATAGTCTTGTGCCTGCTCTTGTGTTAATTGGGCAATTACTGAAAGATTTACTTTATTAGTTGCATCATCATAAGTTGCAACAACGTTTGTGTGGCCGCTGTGTGCAAACATCGCCCCTGCTGTATCTGCAATTGTTTCTGGAGCATCTGCTATTGAAAGGTATGTGCTTGCGGCTGTTGTAATATTTAATTTTGTCGCTAAAGCTGTTGTTATTGTTGTTGCAAAATTTGCATCGTCTCCGATGGCTGCTGCTATTTCATTTAAAGTATCTAGTAGGCCTGGTGCTGCATCTATAAGATTAGATATTGCAGTATTTACATAGGTCTTATCCGCAATAACTGATGTGTCTACTCCAACTGTTATTTTATTAGAAAAGGCAAATAGGGTCCAAGATGCATTTGTTGCTCCGCCTGGCTCTGGAGGATATCCTGGATTTCCTGGATTGCCAGATCTTATAAAGTATGAGCCAACTATCCCATAAGGACTTCCAGATGGAATACTTACAACATCATTTAGTGCATAGTATTCGCCATTGTTGTAGTCGCCTCTATAATTTGGTGGGGTGGTAACATATGTTTTTGTTATGCCAGTTCCAGCCGTAAGAGCTGTTGCAATTGCCGTTACAGTTTCTTCTTCGTTATATGTAGCGGTTAAATTTATTTTTCTAGCAACGTCGTCATAGGCAACTGTAATATTGTTGTGGGTTCCAGTGGTAAATAGATCCCCTACAAGATCTTCTACTTCTTCTGAGTCAAGGGCGTTTGTTTCTAAAGTTTTTACTTTATAGTCTAGGGAGTTTGGGTCAGTAGAGTTATTAGCTCCAACTTTAGACTCTAGTGCTTCTATTGCATCGTTTGCGTTTGCATGTTGGGAGGCATGAGAAACCAGCTCAACCGAATCAGTAGGTTGAGGGTTTACTAAAACGTCCAGACTAGCTGGAAAATTTGTTGCCATTTGCGTACACCTCTTCCCTAATTATACCCTAAATGTTTCTTTACCTATCTATAGAACCTTAGATACTTGACCCTGGTATCTGCCATGTTCTTTATGGTTTCTGTCGTTATATGAAAACATTGTTACCGCAGAATACTTTATGCCAGACTTTACTGGAAGAGCGGCGTGTGCAAAAAGATAGCTGGACGGAAATAGCACAATGTCGCCGTACTGAGGAACATATTTGTAATCAAAATGGGGGAAATATAGCTCCCCGCCTTCATAGTCGCTATTCAGATACATAACGGTAGACACATCACATGAGTAACTTGGTCCGCTATCTGGGTGTGTCTTAAAGTGTTGACCTTCTCCATAACGAACAAAATTAATAGCCTCCATATAATGTAAGGCGTTTAAGTTGTATTCTTTCATATAGTCTTTTAAGCACTCTTGAAGTTTTTCTGTTATTTGATCATGAACTGATATTATTTCATCAGAAAGTTCATTTCCTGGTCTCAAGGCATCTCTTTTTATTTTAAAATCAACACAGTCTCTGTAATCTAGTTTTTGAACATGATCTCCAACTGTGGCAATAGACCATTTAAACATTGAACTTTTACCTGAACTTAATACTTTTTCCAGTCTTTCTGGAATATTCATTGCTTCTGGCAAAGCGTTTCTGTATATCTTTATCCCAATTGCTGGGGTGTCAATTATCATATTATCTCCTTTTATTTTAAACTAAAGGTATCCACTTTTGTGAATACTGATTTTTTATTTCTGATAATGGGCTTACGTAAAACACTACTGATTTAAATTTATTTGAATAAACAATTTTATTGCCTGATTCTGAAATTATAATATCTCCAGGCTCTATTTCAAAGATAGTGTCGTTAATTGACACCTTTGATTTGTGAGAGTCTAAAGAAATTATACCAAACATTGACGGTCTTGACGTTCCGCCAGCGTCATACCATAAATCGGGGTCCTGATCTTCAACCAAGGAAGAATAAATAAAATATTTATTCTTTGAATAACTAAACTCATGTTCTTTGCATGCAATTTTTATTAAATTTGTAACTTTTTGAAAAAGAAAATACATTTGTTCGTCGTGCATAAAAAATAAATTATAATTATTTTTATCATACATCTTAAAAATTTTTTCATCAGATTCTGGAAAAGTATAAATTTTTTCAGATTTATTTAACTCTTTTATTATTTTTTCATACAAGCCAGATGTATCAAATTTATCTCTAACCGAAATTGTTTTTCTTATTTCCCTGTATATAACATTTTCATTTTTATTTATAGAATAAGCATCAATCATTTTTAACCTCTACATAAGAAATTCCAACAATCATTTCTCCAGAAGAAACTCCAGAAAGATTATACTTATATTCTTCTGAGGATGGGAAAATTATTAAATTGCCTTTTAACAAAGGAATAGAAAGATCTTTGTTTAAAAATGTAATATTAGATCCTAAGTGTCTATCGTTTGCTACATAAATAATTGATATGGTGTCTGATAGCCCTGGATTTAAAAAATCTTGATTGTACGATGTTTCTGGAATTATTTTTAAAAACACATTTTCAATTGGAAAAACAAAGGCGAGTGACTTGTCATGAAGATACGAGTTTATTTCAGAAATAAAGCTGACGTATAGCCTTCTATTTTCTAAATTTAAATTTTTAAGATTTGTTGTCTTAATTACACCTTCTTGAAAACCATTTACCCTCTCTATCCAAGAAATTTCTTCAAAGTTCGAAAACATTTGTTGAAGCGCCGTATCATTTATATAAGAAAAATTATAAACGCTTATGTCGTGCTCAGAAAATATTTTATTGACCATTTTTTCCTCCTGCTCTGTGTCCGTGCCAAATGTCTGGATAAACTGGATCTCTTGGCGGATTTATATCAAATAAAGATATCGCTGATTTTTTTTCTGTTGGCGACTCTTCTATTTTTTCATTTAAAACTGATTTAAATATTTCTGTTGCTATTTTATTTTTTTTGCTAGTATCCTTTGGAATATCAACTGTCATATTAAAATACTTATAAAATATAAATCTTCCAATTAATCCAAATGCCGCAAGCAACCCTTTTTTTCTGTATATAGGGTTAATATAAACTCTTTCAGTCATTGAATATTTATTAACTGTAGCGTATAAATCTGGATATTCAGTAGGCATTATGTCTGAAATAATAATAGTGTTTTTAGGATATTTATCGTTAAAATAAACACCTATTACATAATTTACTTTTGGAAGGTCTACTTTTGTGATGTGAATCCAAGATCCATCTAAATGGTCTGGCATTGAAGAAAACATTGGAATAGAATATTTATTAATTTTTTTAAAATCTGCAATATTATATTGAGCTTGAGTCATGTGTCAACATCCTTTCGGTAAAGAACATATCATATGGTTCGCAGTTTATAGAGACAATGTCGTGTGGGGCTTGAACTATTTCATAAAGATAAATAGGTTCCCAGCTACTAGTGTCATATGAATAAACTAGATCAGTTTCTTTAATCACATTTACTGATGTTTCAAATTTAGAAACACCGTCTCGTTTAATTAAAATATAGTGATATTGAGAAAATATATCTTCATTAATTACAACGGCAAAAGCAGATTGTGTTTTATATAAATTAACAATAGTTGTAATTTCTGGAATTATATTAGGGTTGCTATCTGACCAGGCTATAGCTTCGGCAGTTACACCTTCTGAGCTTTCGTATGGAAACCCTTCAATGTTTACAGATAAAAGAGTGTCTCCAACTTGTAAATCTCCCGCTCTAACAAGTCCATCGGTAGTTCTAACTAAAGTTGTAATACCAACGCTTTTACCGCCAAAACTAAAGAGTGCGCTGAGGTCAAGATTGGTAAGATCTCCAGAGCCTCCAAAAAGTGGTGTGTCGAATGCTGGTGTGGCGAAATCTGGTGTGGCGAAATCTGGTGTAAATCCTGGGCTACCTCCTCCACAAGAACCTATATCTACTGATGGGCAATTAAACTGTCCGCTAGGGCTGTAGTAAAATTGATAAAATCTTCCGTTAACACACTCTCCAGCATCGTCTACAGTACAGTCGTTTACTGGTGCAAATCCTGGGCTAAATCCTGGGCTAAATCCTGGGCTAAATCCTGGATTAAATCCTGGATTAAAGTTTGGGGGAGCTACATAGTTATAATAAGTAAAAGGAACTTGATGACCTGGTAAAACTGTAGTTCCTGCTGGTGTACCTTGATCTACTATATTTAAATTTATATTAATATTTTCTGTATTGGAAGGTGTAGCTATCCAAGAAAGCCCAACTGCAGTCAATACTGTTTCGGACTGCTCTTTAGTTAATCCAGATAAATTAGGAACATCTATCTTCCTAACACCTATTCTGCTAAAAAACTTTTTACTAAATTTTGCCATTTTTTACACGGCCAAGTCTCCAAAAGCGACCCAGCTATTTGTGCCTCTTTTGATAATAGTTGCGGCAGACCACTGTGTTCTGAGCTTTAAACCTGGTGTAGCATTAATTGTAAAGCCATCTCCAGCAATTGTTACTTGAGAGGTTCCAGTTTGAAGAACTTCAAATGTCGTTCCTATTGGATACGTTACTGAATCTGTTATTGTTAAAGTTCCTCCGCCAGACATTTCAATAATAGACTTCATGTCCATTAATACTGGACTGTATGATCCAGTTTTTTGAGTAAATGATTGCAGACCGTTTTGATTTTCAATTATAACTACACCCTTCATGGTTTCGTGATATTGACAGGCGTAGTATAGTTGTGGAGCTGTAGAAGGTAAAAATATTATTATGTGTCCTGCATCTGTTCCCTGGCCAGTTATTCCAGGCAAATAAACATCTTGTGAGTTGTATGCGCCGTAACTAGTCTGAAACCAAAGTGGGTGTCCGCTTGCCTGTACTGAAACTCTATAAAATTTTCCAGGGGCAAAAACCATAGGACCATTTAAAACTCCATTAACAAAATATCCTCCAGTGCCAGAAGCGGTAACAACATAGTCAATAGCTGGTTCAGTTTTTGGCAAATACTGCAGGGTTGCTTGTGATGTAGTTAAATATGTGTTGGCAGCATTAGATATTGTTAAATAATTAGAAACCGCTGTTGTTGTATCTAATTTTGTTCCAAGCGCTGCTGTCATAGTGGCCGCATAACTTTGATCATCATTTATTGCTGCTGCAAGCTCGTTTAAAGTATTTAAAGCTGTTGGTGCAGAATCTATTAAATTAGTTACTGCTGTATTTGCCGCTGCTGTGGCTGTTTGATCTGCATAAGTTTTAGTAGATATAATTGATGTGTCTACTGATAGTGCACCAGTTGTATCGTTATAAGATAGTCCAGAACCAAGGGCATTTCCTACTGCATCTTGAGCTCTTTCGTCTGTAAAATATTTATTAGTGGTTCCCTCTGTTAAAAAGTCTGTATTGCTTGGAATTTCAGAGTCTCTTGCAATAGTGCTTGGAATTTCTGTGTCTGGAATCTTACCATTTGAATCTAATGATGCTACTCCGTCTGGTTGCCCAACATCTCCATAAGGAACGTATCCAGTTGTTGAATCAGTTAAAGTATTTGATAGGCTAGTTGTTGTTATTACATCTGGACCAGTTGAAAGACTGATGCTATTATTGTTATCATTATAAGATACTACTATATTTGAATGTGTTCCAGCAGCTAAAGCGTTTGCAACTGCATCTTGAGCAATTTCTCCTACCTCTGAAGATGGTGGGGTTAAATATGGCAAAGCAGACCAGACATTAATTCCGTCTCCTGCTTTTACTTTGTTTAAAATTGTGTCTATTCCAAGTTCGCCAACTTGCAAAACTTTGGTAGAGGCATTCCACTGAGTGGTTGTGCCTCTTCTTATTCGTATAACTGGCATTATGCTCCTCCGCCGTCAACTACTCCAGGAGCTGGGACTTCAATTGATTCAACAGAATATATTGCGCCATCATATGTATGAATGTGATCTAATAATCCAGTTACTGCTCCACCTACTGGATTCCATGCAGAACCATCGTAATACTTTAATGCAGAGTCAACTGTGTTAAAATAAATATCACCAATGCGTGGCTCTGATGGGTCTACAGCTAATGCTACTGCATGTAAAGGGACTAATCTTTTTACAGACACTTAATGTCCCCTTATCCTACGATTACTACCGTATATGCTCCAGCGGCTGGTGCTACTGTAAATCCTAATGTTACAACAGTTGTAGATGTTCTAACTACATCACACTCTACAGTGTCATATGTATTGGTATCATAAACTTGAACCGTAACTTCTCTTGTTCCAAGGTTGTGAGTTACTGGAATCTGTGTTAGGGCTCCATTTCCAATTGTTCCTGTAAACTTACGAGCTAAGTCATGATAAGATCCACCAACAAGCCCTACTTGCCATTTATCTGCTGCTTCGCTCCATAGTAATTCGGCATCTGCTTCAGTACCACGATGTACAATAAGTCCAGCATCAGCAGAAGGAGCATTCTCTTCTGGCATATCAGAGTTAAGATTAATCTTATTATCTGATATATTTACCTGTGTTGTACTAACAGCGTTAATAGATCCAGTGACGTTAAGGTCTCCAAGAACATTAAGGTTATTTCCAATTGTTACATCATCTGGCAAACCAATTGTTACTGTTGTGCCTTCGCCTGATGTAGGGCTAACTGTTATTTCGTTAGCTGTTCCCTGAATATTTGCAACGTAATCACCTGTAGTTTGTGTTCCAAGGTTTACATTTTTAATAGATACTGCGCCTGATGCTACTGTAAAGTCTGCTGTTTCAAATGAAGCAACACCCTTATTAGTAGTAGTTGCATCTTCTGCAGCAATTGTAATTGTATTGTCTGTTACTGCAACATCAATTCCTTCTCCGCCAGAAACTTGTAGAGATTCTGTAAGAAGAGAAATACCAGTTGTGCCAGTATCTCCATTAATTGTTAATGTTGTTGCTACATCTGCTTCACCTGCTGCAGTCAAACGACCTTGAGCATCTACTGTAAATGTAGGAATTTTTGTAGCGGACCCATAAGATCCTGCTGTTACTGCTGTGTTATCTAAATCAATTGTTGTGATTCCAGTTGAATCAACATATGTCTTTGTTAATCCGACTCCGCCTTCAACGTATGTACCAATTGCATCTGTAATTACTTCTAGAGAAGCATTCATTGCCACCCATGGACCATTTGGTGCTGTTAGTCCATTGTAGTAGTACATCGTGTTATTCGATGTGTCATAGTAAATCTGTCCAGTTACAGGAGCTGAAGGCGCTGAGGCCAATCCCTGAATTCTGGCGTTCTGAAGTTCATTCTTATTAAGATTGATATCAGTTACAAATAATCTTGCCATTTTCTATTTCTCCTTTAGGATAGGTAAGCTATCCCACCGAATGGTTGAGCCATTGTCAGTGTAATTTTCATAGTACTATTATAGTCTATTCCAGTTTCTAATATGTCGCCTGCGCTGTTTTTAACAGTCACATTTGGGTTGTATCCCATGTTATGGGTTATTTCAAGTGCCCAGTAAGTTCCTTGATTTGTAACCTGACTAATTGAAAATGGATATGTAAGGGTTGCAGTGCTTAATAAGTAGTTTGTTGCGCCCGCCCAGGTCAGGTCGCTTGGCTTTGGGCCATAAAATCTTGTTGTGTTTTTGTCATAGTAGAAGTCGCCTTCAACTCCAAAATTGGCTGCTGGCTCGCCATTTCCATTGAGGATGCTTTTACCTCTAGGGCCCTGAGTTCCAACATTAGGGATTACGACCTTGTTAACTTCTTCTGTTACTACAATATTGTTGCTGTTATTGATTGGCATTATATTGTCACCGTTTTATTAAGGGTTAAAAAACCTTCAATAATCTTTATTCTATTTGAATTGCTATCTACTAAAATTAAATCATAAGCAGACTTTGGATAAAATAATTTATTTGTTTGGGTCGGAGTCATGGTAACTGTTATCTTTCCTAGTAATGGGTCTATTGAGATTCCGCCTAATGGTGACGTAAGAGTTGCGGCTAATTTAGAAGAAGCTGTTACATCCCTAACCTGCATTTTTGCAGAAGATCCAGTTAAATCAATAGGGTTGTCTTGGCTATCTTTGTATTCAACAACAAACCTAAAGGTTGTGTTTTGATCAACTTGAAAATTTTTTTGGGCCGACATTTCTCTCCTAATAGGAAAAACTCCTATGCTTATTTTAGCATAGGAGCCATCCTAATTGATTTTAAGAATTACTTCTTTGTAAAGCCAAATGCTGGTTCATTGCTATTAAGAGCCTTTAGGATAACTGGCAGACAAGCTGCGATTCCACCCTTAATTAGGTCTCCTGGGTCAGTGTTTCCAGTCATGTAAAGAGCAATGGTTGCACCCAAAAAGTGGCGACCATAACTTGACAATGCTGCGAGAATTTTCTCTTGCATAGTTACCTTTCCATCATTGTTTAGATCTTGTTTCATTAGATCCTCCTATTTCTGGGCATTGTGCCCAGGAATTTTGGGTATTACCCCAATATTTATTATATACCTTTTAAGCGGAAATGTCTACAAGCTCACAATTGCCATCTGAGCTACAGGCAAGGGTGGCGTTTGTAGATGTTCCGTCTTCCGTCTCATAAAACGATAAGTCTTCCCATCTAATATCTTTGGGCATTTTTGCAACAAGAGCGTCGTAGTCTTCCTTAGAAACTTCTTGATAAGGAGCCTGCTTATAAGAGTGATCTGAGTGAGGCAAGAATGAAATCCCAGAGACCTCATCAAAATGCTTATATACCCAAGCGCCAACTTCCATCCACTCTTCTTCTTTTACAGAAACTGTAATAGAAGGCTTATGCTCACACCATGCACGTTGATAAACTAGCCATGTATTTAAATGATCTAGCGCAGTTAAATCATTTCTAACAATTGCGCCTTCTGGTGCCTTTACTGGAAATGAAAATACGTAAGTATCGTTTGGCTTCATAACATCATCTTCTACTGGAATTCCAACTTCCTTCAAGAATGTAGAGATTGGATCTCCTTTTGAACCACGAACTGTACGAATGTAATACGGTGAATGCCACGGGTGCATTCCTGAAGATACCCCGACCAATTGAGAAACTGTACCTGAAGGCTTTACACACGTAATAGCTGCAGACTCAGGAATCCCAATTTTCCCTGCCTCTTCTTTATTCATTTCTCTTGCATATTCACGAAGACCAGCCAATGTTGTTTCTAGCTTATCAAGACCTTGCTTTCCAGAAAAAAACTTGTGTCCGAATTGTCCAGTTAAAGACACTCCAAGCAACCTTTCTTCTTCTGTATTGTCTTTCCAAATTTTTCTTAGGTATTTAAAGTCCGTTAGAGTTGATTGCCATGTCCCAAGGATTGTAGCAAGACGAACTTTATTTGAGACATCTTCAACTGTATCCTTTTCACGTAATACGACTTCTGAAAGGTTACAAAACTGGTAAGGACGTAAAATAATTTCTGAGCACGGGTTAGTTCCATAGTGAATATCTGGATCTCTTCTTCCATACTTGGCTGCTTGGGCTTGAGCTGCGGCCACATTGTATATACCTCGTTCTCCTGACTTTGAATCATAAAGGTTTTTCCATTCTGCT